ACTGGTTACTAAATTTAAAAATTTAATATGATTTTCTATATTTTCATCTAAATTTAACTCTAAATATTTTTTATTACCATTTTTTAATATTGCTATATCTAATATTATAGGTGTTTGTAATAAAAATAAAGATTTTTTCTCTTCATTATTTTTGTTATTGTTAAACAAATTTTCATTTGTAAACAAATTATTGTTTAAATATAATGCTAAATAATCATTATTATTTTTTGCTAATTTAAAATTATTTATATAAAAATATTTAAATTTAACTATATTATTCATTAAAAATTTTAATAAATATTTATTTTCTTTTTAAAAACTAATTTATTAAAATTTTTAATTTTTAATTATTTTTCATTTATTTTATTAAATTGTCTATTTTTTAAACTTTAAACCATTTTGTTATAATATATTTTTTACCTTTGATAACTGGTAAACCTGCGTGTGTTGTATTAGTATCTGGTAATCCATCTGTATTTAAATTATACCAAATAACTGCTTTACCTGTTTTTGGTTTTATTTTAAGATTAAGATTTGTAAAATATGTTTCTCCACCTTCTTCTACATCATTTAAATATATCATAAATGTCCAGCTTCTTTGCCCTGTATTATAATCTTTTTTATCAATAATCGGATCAAATGCGTCAAAATGTGGTTTAAATTGTTCTCCAGGAGAATAAAATTGTATCTGTGATATTTCAGCGTTATTTAGTTTAATAAAATTTTTAATTTTTTTTTCTATATAATTATGAAAAACTGTATCTTTAAAATAACCTGTTTTACTTGTTCTAAATTCTGTATCATTTTGATCATAATGAGTCAATGTAGAACGATGTAATGATTTTTCATCCAAATCATTAATTAATTTATTACATTCCTGAATATCTAAAAAATTATCAATAATATAAATAGGTACTTTTTCTGTTCCATATATTTTAGATGAATTTTTTTTTAATATATCATCGGTTTTATTTCTAGTTATTTTTTTATTATCATTTATATTATAACACAAATATAATAAATAAATTAATACTAATAATATTATTATTAAAATATAGTGTTTAAATTTAATTATCATTTAATATTATACTAAATTATTATTTTTAAAATTTTATATTCTCAATTATAAATTATTTTCTCAATTATAAATTATTTTCTCAATTATAAATTATTTTCTCAATTATAAATTATTTTCTCAATTATAAATTATTTTCCCTTAATACAATATAAAATTAGTTTCCAAATGTACTAAAATTTAAATTTCCTGGCATAGTATTTCGCGCATTATAAGAAATAAGATTTTGATTAAATGTATGATTATCTTCAAAATGTCCTATGAATCCTAATTCATTTGAACCTTTACTATTACTATTAGTTGGTAAACTTAATGGTGTAGGTAATTTAGATATATCATTCATATAATATTCATACATATTTATACTAGAAAGAGCAGTTGATACATATTTTTCCATAATATGTTTATTTAAATTTGCTAATATATTTTTAATATTACCATTAGAATCTTGATAAGAATATTTTACATTTTTATCTGCGCCAACTATTCCATTTGATGAATAATATAATCTATAAGTATCCGCCATTATTTGTAATAACTCTTCTGTATCTTGTTCAGTATTTATGTCAATATTTCTATTTTCTTTTATGTATTTTTTTACGGAATTTTGTATAAAGTTAACATTTATTTTAGAAAATAAATATGGTAATAAATATGGATCTTGCGTTCTTAATGTATTATAAGCCCATAATTGATAATTATCATAAAACGTACTATCGTCTACCGTCGCGCTATTTACTGTTGCGCTATTTACTTTGTTCCCATTATGGTTTCCGTTTTCATTAATAGAAGCATTCAAATAATAACTACTATTGGTATTCCAGGTATTTTCTAACTGAACAGCATTACTATGAGATAATTCTAAATTACCAGCCACGGGTTCTAATAATTGATCTTTCATATTTTTATTTACATTTTCAAATGCATTTCCTCTATTAGTTGTTTGTAAAAATAATGGTGCTGGATTATAATTTCCTGAACTTCTTATTTCAGAAATTTCATCAATATTAATAGCAGTTGGATATACATTTCTAGTGTGATTATATTCGTTTAATAATAGATTCTGCATTTTATTCTAATAAGATATTATTATAATTTAATATTATTTTTATTTTATTTTTTACCTTCTTTTTAAAAATTAATTAAATAAATGTTAAGTTTTTCGTTTAAAATATATAAATTGATTTAAGTATAAAAATAAAAAGAAATTATATGAATACCTTTAAGTTATCCAATAAAAAAGTGTATAATGATACAAGATCAACAATAGAAAATTTGCACAATGAAAAAATAGATAGTATTTTAAATAAATATGATAAATTAAATAATAAAAAAGAGCAATTGCAATTAAATAACGAAAAATTAAAAATATTGCATAAAAAAAATATTAGAGATAGCAATAAAATCTCTAAAATATTAGAAGAAAATTATCAATTAGAAAAAGAAATACACGATATTGAAAATAATGTAGAATTGTCAGACTATCTATTCAATGCGTTTGAATTTATAAAAAAATTCGACGAAAATAATGATACTAGTAACGCGAGTAACGGGAATAACGCGAGTAACGGGAGTAACGCGAGTAACGGGAGTAACGTGACTAAAACATTAAATAATTCTACTGAAATGGAAAGGGAAATAGGAAATGGGGAAAATGATAATGGGGAAACAAGAAATATATTAAATTTTGTGAATATGAAGGGTAAAACAAATAAAGGAGAAGAATATAGAAAATATTATGAAAAATGTATATTAAATAGATGTATAACAAATAGGGATACGAGTTGTAGGTGTTGTAGGAAAAATAATTTTGAGATTGATACAAAAAATGGTTTAGAAATATGTAAAGATTGTGGTAATAGTGAAACATATATTGATACAACATCAAATTATGTAAATTTCAATGATACAAAACAATATGAGACAATTTGTCAACCATTTTCATATCAAAGAAAAAATCATTTTAAAGAATGGTTAAATCAATTACAAGCAAAAGAAGTAACAGAAATACCTGAAACTGTAATAAATTTGTTGTTATTAGAAATTAAGAAAGAAAGAATTACAAATATTAAAGATATAACTTCCGAGAGAATTAAAAAGTATCTTAAAAAATTAAAATTAAATAAATATTATGAACATATACCAAATATTATTAGTAATATTACAAATTCACCACCATTATCAATATCAGAAGAATTTGAGGAAGTATTATTAGATTTATTTAATAAAATACAAGATCCCTTTAAAAAATATTGTCCAAGTACGCGAAAAAACTTTTTAAGTTATTCATATACTATACACAAATTTTGTCAATTATTAGGCAAAGATGAATATTTAATATATTTTCCCTTATTAAAAAGTCGCGAAAAGTTATTTGAACAAGAGAAAATATGGAAAAATATATGCAAGGAACTTAATTGGAAATTTATACCAAGTATTTAAAATCATTTCATTTAGAATTTCAGATAATAATTAGTTCAATTAGAAAATTAATGAATAGTCGTACTTAATAAATAGTCGTACTTAATAAATAGTCGTACTTAATAAATAGTCTTACTTAATGAATAGTCTTACTTAATGAATAGTGATACCCAAGTTATAGTTAAAACATAATAGTAAATTACTTATATTTGATTTTAAATAAACACGTTAAATTATTTAAAAATAATTTAAAATGAAATATAAGTAACTTGAAAAGTATAATCTATTATGACAGAGACGCAACAAGAAGATCATTTACTAAAAGAATTAAGCGAGGAAAAGAGAAAAAAAATAGATGAAGCGGTAGAAAAAAAAATGAAAGAAATAACTATTGACCAAAATTTAGAAAGAGATGAATGCAAAATCAATGGTCAAAATTATGCTTTAATTAGTATAGTATCCCCAAATAGTAACCAAAAGAGCGATCAATTATGCATTAAAATAAAAGGTGTATTTAAAACATTAGAAGAAGCGAATAAACACGCAGAACAATTACAAAAGCTGGATGATATGTTTGATATTTATGTTGTAGAAATGTATTCCTGGTTATTATTACCACCCGATCCTACACAAATGGAACAAAAACACGTAGATCAAAAATTAAATGATATAATTGGTGGTCATAAAAAAGAACAAATGAAAGCTAAGGCGCATTTTGAAGAGAGAAAGAAAGAATTAATGGAAAATATTGATATAGAAAACGAGGAAAGAAAAGAAAAAAATAAACTCGAAGATATCACAATTGATGATTCTGATGATAAAGAAGAATCTGTTAATACCACGCGTGAGTCACTTCCAGTTCAGTCACTTCCAGTTCAGTCACTTCCAGTTCAGTCACTTCCAGTTCAGTCACTTCCAGTTCAGTCACTTCCAGTTCAGTCACTTCCAGTTCCTCCTCCTACTCCCATTCCCACTGATTTAGCATCCACTGATTGCCCTAGTTCTGGTCCATTGAGTGAAGCCACCATTGATGATTCCAGTGTAAAAGCGAGTGATTTAATGAATAGTATGGTAAATGATGATTTAACAGTAAATCCTAGAAAAGCATTTGATGAAAATGCAAAAACACCAATATAAATCGCTTTTTCAAAAAGTGAGCAAAAACATTCATATAAAATAGTTTTAAGATAAATATCAATAGTACACTTAATAGAGTACTATTGATATTTATTTATTAATAATGATTTTTATTAATTATTATTTAGTACTTTTAGTACTTTTTGACTAGTTTATAGAAACCACCATAAAATATATAGATATTTGCTTAATTTGAATACTATAAAATTAATAATTTTTCTTTTTCTTCTACTTTTTCTTTTAATTTATTATATTCCTCTTCTAAATTATAATTTTCTGGTAATAATTTTTGAAAACGTATTTTATTATTTTGATTATGATAAAAAATTGTATTTTTATTATTTTTAGTCTCAATTCTATAATATTTGGGAAGTGTAAATTCTTTATTTTCCGTAAAAAATTTATAGATGACTTTTTCTTTTAATTTATTATATTCTTCTTCTAAATTATAATTTTCTGGTAATTTTATTTGTAATTCTTTTCTAATATAATTTTCCATTTTAGAATATTTTAATACTTTATTACCCTTATCTATTACAATTTTATAGTTATTAGGTAATTTAAATTCATTATTTTCATTACTGTATTTTTTTTCAATACGTATTAATAATTTTTCATATTCTAATTTTAAATCATAATTATTTGGTAATACAACAGACATTTGTCTTTTACAAGTATTTTTATTTTCTGCATATACTAAATATTGTTTATCATTTATTGTTCTTACATTAAAATTTAATGGTAATTTAAATATTTTTTCCTCTGTTTCATTAATATTTTGTTCTTCGTTGTTACTAAGTTTTTCATTAATATTTTGTTCTTCATTATTATTAGTTTCTTTTATATTTTCTTCTGTTTTTTCTTCTGGTTCATTAAACATTTTTAATTTTTCGTCCACCCATACCAGACACTCTGATGATTTATATTTATTTCTAATTTTGTTTAATATTTTTTTTAATTCACATTGAATATTATAATTATCTGGCATTTTCATTCTCAAATTCATTCTGGTTGTATTTACTAGCAAATCCAACGTTAAATGATCTGCGTTTCTATATTTATATATATAAAAACCTTTTGGTAATTTAAAATTGAAACTATTGTTACTTTTATTTATTTCATCGCTTTTGTTAATTTCATCACTTTCATTAATTTCATTAATTCGAATATTTTTTTCATAGTAAGTACCATTATCTAATTTATTTATAATATTTTTTGCTTCATTCAATTTTGTTAATATATCAATTTTACAAGATTTTGTAGTGCTAATCATACCAAGTTGTTTTGGATGTTTTTCAATTCTAAAAAAATCACGTACACCTTCCGCTTTTTCACCATACTTTTCTTTACAATAATAGACATATTTAGGCATATCTTGTTGTTTTATATTATCTGGTAATTCTTGTGCATTATATTTACGTTCTCGTTTGGTTCCTGATATAACACCTTTTGAGTTATTTTGTTGTTTTTCACGTTCAACAACATCTAAATTAACATAACGATTATCTAATTTATCTCTATTAATATGATCTATACTTAAATTATTTGTTCCTTTTCCATTTCCAAAAAAGTTAGTAATAATTTGATGAATATAAATAGATTGAATATTTTTAGAATTATGATTAAAATTTACTCTTCCAGCAATATAATTATTAAAACATTTATAAAAGGTTATTTTCTTATTATTATTATAATTTTTTTCAAATTCCGCTATTTTTTCAAGGGCAGTATTATCTAATTTCACTAATATATTACCTTCACAAAACATTAAGTAATCAGTGTCATTAATTTTCCAATATGGATTTTTCATTAAATAGGCATCTACACCAGTATTTTTAAAATGACCAGGAAAATAAATCGCATTGGGATAATCTTTAATAATTTCTAAATGAAATCTATGTTTAATTATTACATTATCTTTACGAAAATCATTACGATCATTATTTTTAAATTCATATATAACATTTTTATAACTGAAATAAAATAAATATTGAAGAATATCAATAGTATTATTATTAGGTGTTTTAGTCACCGGATATAAATTATTATCATATAATTTAAATTTGTAGTTTTTATTGAATATGATATTTAATTGTTCAGTATCAAATTTAAAAATTACATTATTATAATTTATGATTCCATTTACTAAATCATATTTAGGCTTCATTTAACAAAACCTTCATTTTTTTTTATTAAATATATATAAATTATATCTTTAAGTAGATTACAGCAACCACCATAAAATATATAGATATTTGCTTAATTTGAATACGCTAAGCCACCCATACCGGACATAATGCGAAGAACATTGTAGTTTCTCGCATAGACTGTGATAGTGCAGTTTTCGGCTTTGGGGAAGACAATTTCGGAGTTGGCGGGAGATACAACTTCAGCCGAGTTATCAAGGTTGAAGGTGAGGTGAGTGTTGTCAATGCGCGAGAAATTGCAGGTGCCAGAAGGCTGGTGTTCTTCGGGGCGGAGCGCGAAAGAGTAAACATAGATGTTGGAGAGAGGAATGTTGGTGTGGTGGCAGAATGGCTGCCACTGGCGGAAGTAGAGAGGACCACGGCGGGGCTGGAAGCGGTTATGGCCATTGAGAGTTAGAACGGCGTTGGTTAGGAGATCAGTGCCTAATTTCTCGTTACCGGGAGTAGAGTTGGAGAAATTGAAGTGATCGTTATTTCTGTCATTGTCCTCGCGCTGGAAGAACCAGATGAGTTCCGAGCAAGGGTGGTTGAATGATAGTCTTAGGTTCTTGTCACCAGGGACAATCGAGACATTGGAGGTGGTCTGCTGAACCTGTTCAATTAGGTATTCGTGCGACATCTGCGCAAATCTGCGGCGCTCTTCGGTGTCAAGGTAGATGTAATCAATGTATAATTCAAGCGAAACTGCACCGGTGATCTGAGCGGGGTTGACTAGCTGCCAGCTTTCGCGGGGTAGAATAGTACCATCTTCATCAACAACAACTAATAGTTTGGAAACATTGGTGAAGTTGAATACGAAGCGGACTTCGTGGTACTGTAGAGCAATTAGAGGAAGCGCTAGACCTGGGTTGATGTTGAACCAGAAGTCTAGTGGAACGTGTAGTTCCTGGGGAGCAAGAGCATTGTCTCTGATTAAGAAACCGGTGTTGGGGTTGCCACCGACCATACGGGAGTAACCTTCAGCTTTTTCGGAAGACATAGTGAGTTCTTTCCAGACATACATATAGGTGTTGTAGTGTCTGTCAATTTCCTGGCCACCGATTTCAATGGCAACCTGTTCAATAAGAGCAAGACCAATGAAATTACACCAGCATAGCTGTAGACCAGTAGGAGCTGGACCAGGGCTGGGGCTGGGACCAGGGCTGGGGCTGGGACCAGGGCTGGGGATTACAGAATCAACACGAACCATATCCATGCTTAGCGAAGGAAGGACCGCGTATAGGTAGGCACTGTGAATTAGATCACCATTGCGCGAGACAATGACAGTCGATCTCTGGCCGAAAGTGGCGACACCATTGAAAGTTTGTACAATACTTTCCATCGCGAAGTTGGTGTGACGGCGATAGACAACTTTGAAGAATGTAATTTGTGGGGCACCAGTCAAGTAAATGTCCTGGGCGCCAACGGCAACTAATTGCATAAGACCTCCGCTCATGGTTGTTTTTTATTATATT